CGGCCGCCGTTGTCGTCGGTGCCCTTGGCCTCCAGTACTCGCCCGCCGATGCGGTCGAGGCTCTCCGTAGTGCCCTCGGGCTGCATCTCGGACTCCTGACTGCGGTGGCCCACGACGACCTTCTTCACGTTCGTCGCCGGCGGGGGCGGGGGCTTTGGCTTCGGCGCAACCTTCGGATGCGCCGTCTTGGCGTGCGGAGCCTTGGACGTCTTGGGCTTCTTCGTCAGCGACTTCGCGGCCACGAGCTTCGCCAGCAGCTGCGGCGTCACCTTGCCGTCGGCCGGCAGGCCGAGCTTGCGCTGGGCGGCCTTGATGGACGCCGTGGTGCGCGGGCCGAGCTTGCCGTCGAGCTTCAAGCTCCGACCGTCGGCATCCTTGAGCCCGAGCCGGTTCAGCGCGGTCTGCAGCTTCTTCACACGCGGGTCGCCACCCGGACGGCCGTACCCGGCGCCGCGGCCCGACTTGGCGTCGTAGGACAGCGGCTGCGGGCCCTTCTTGACCGGCGGCTTGTGCGCCCCGCCGGCCGCCTTGCTCGGGCCACTCGATCCGCCGCCGGCCGAGAACTGGCCACCGCCCGCAGCCCCGGCCGCAGCCCGCGGGTGCAGATCGCCGTTCCACGGGACGCTCTCCAGCGCCTCCTCTACGTCGTCGGCCTCGACGTCCCACGCCTCGACGACGTCCAGCGCCTCCTCAAGGCGACTCTCGTCGACGTCGAGCTCGTCCAGCTCGGCGCCGAGCGCCTCCCGCAACGCCTCGAGGCTCACGAACGAGCCCGTCGCTTCGGCGGAGCCTGCGCCGGGCCGGCCTCGACGCCGCTGTCACGCGCGAGGGTCACCTCAGGTGCCGCACCTGGCCGCACGGTGCCGTCGTCACGCACCAGCGTCCACTGCCCGTCATGGGTGCGCACGGCGTGGCCTTCGTCGACCGACACAGCCTCGACGACTTCGGCCGGCTTCATACCCATCAGCCGGGCGCACCGCTCGATCTCGGTCATGACTTCCTTTCTGGGCGTCTCAGCCCGGTCCGACCGGGCCGAACAGCTTGGCCAGCGCCTTGTCGAGCTGCCCGATCGTCGACGCCGAATCGGCGTAGAAGGGGTCGCGGTTCGCGTCGCCGGTCGACGGCGCCGGGTCGAGGGCGAACGCCCAGCTGCCACCCGGCCCGTAGTTGACGCCGCCCGACTCGTACTCGTCGCCTTCCTCGCGGGTCAGCGTCCAGTTGAGCGGACCCCACCCGGTGGTGATCACACCCGAGCCGAGGTTGGCCTCAGGGCTCGGACGCTGCTGCCACGGAACGCCGGCCTTATGCGCGGCCCGCAGCTCGCCCCGGAAGTCGGCGACGCTCTTCTTGCCCTGCTGCATCGCCGACGCCAGCACGTCGCGCAGCTGGCTCGCGGCGGCCTGATCGAGCTCAACGGTGCGGCCCTTGTCCGCGGCCCGCCAGTTCCTGACGTCCTCGGGGTTCACCACGCCGAGGCGGATCCTCGGACCGCCCGGCCCGTCAATGCGCGCCAGTACGACCGAGTGGTCTCCGCCGTTGTCGTGGACGCGGGCGCTGCCGCCGAAGGTTTCGCCCGGGCCCAGCGCGATCCGGCCCGCCAGCTTCAGCGGGTCATCTGCGGCGCTCGGCGGCGCCGGCTTCGATACGAGGTTCGGTAGGTGATGGCCTGCGCCGGGCACGTCAGCGAACCGGCCGTCTAGATCGCGGACGTAATCTCGCGGGCCGTCAGCCCGATGCCGTTCCCTGGTCCGGGCCTTGACCGCCTCTTCGACTTGGGTGGCCAAGTCGTCGGCGCTCGCAGTCGGCGAGTCCAGCTCGTGGACGTAGGGCACGCCGACGTAGTCCTCCCACGCCTTGCGCGCCGCAGTCGCCGCGGCGCCCGGGGTGAGCGCGCCGATGTTGACGAGGTTCTCCAGGCCGGTCGACAGGTTGAGCAACACCTGGGCGGTGATCGCGCTGTCGGCCGCCGCGATCTCGGGGCCGCTCACCGTGACCGTCTGCGAGGCGGGTACCTCGGTGGTCGCGCCGGTGCGCGGGTCGGTCGCCTCGACCATCGCCGGGATCCGCTTCGCGGCCACCGCCAGGTCGACGACGTAGCGCAGCAGCTCCTGGATCTGGCCCAGCCAAACCTTCTGCACACCGCCGACCCGGCGGCGCACCGGCTCGGCCATGCTCTGCGACGTCGCCCGGTTCGCGCCGTCCGGCTCGGCAAGCCACGTCTTGGCCAGACCGGCCCCGGAAGCGATGTTCGTCAGGACACTCGAGTTGGCCGCGGCGTCCTCGAACGCGCCCGAGGAGACGGTCTGCGGCTTCCAGGTCACCGCGTCGTTGTGGACCTCGACGGAGCCGGAAGGCGGCACGTGCAGGCCACCGCGGGCGGTGACGAACTCGTCGACCTTGTCCTGACCGCCCTGCACAGTGACGTCCCAGACCATGTAGCGGGCCAGCGCCGTGCGGTCGATCAGGTTCGACAGGACCGTGTCGTACGAGTCCAACCAGTCGAGGATGGGCGTCAGGAACGGCATACCCCGGCTATCGGTGTCCAGAGTGCGCCACGGCGCCCAGAACATCGCCTGACCCTCGCGCAGCCCGGTGTCGTCGTTGACCTGGACCAGATCGAAGAGGCGCTCGTCGTCGCCACTGCCGATCACGGCCTGAGCCGGCCACAGCGGGTTCCCAGCCCGGCACCGGATGTCCTGGATGCACTCCGGGTCGTGCGGCGCGAACCGCACCACCTTCGACATGGGCGCGACCATCAGCTCGAGCAGCTTCTCGCCCATCAGCAGCTGCGAGCGCAGCAGTAGCTCCTGGATCTGACCGAGCCGGTTCGCCGGGTCGTCCCAGAACTCCCGCACCACGTCCGCTACCTGCGGGTTCGTGGCCTGCCAGGTCACCCCGGAGTCGCCGACGCAGAAGCTGACGTAGGTGTCCACAACCGCCGTGGCCATCGGATTCGACCGGTACGCCGTCACCGAGTACGTACGGGCCTTCTCCCGCGTCCAGTACGGCACCTCGCGGCGCCCCTTGGACCCGGCAAGCCGGTAGCCGACGTCCCCGTCGACCGGGTCCACACCGTACGCACCCAGCGCCGAGCCGGTCGCGATGACCTGCTCGGCGGTCGCCTCGACGACCCGGCGCGCGGGAACGAGCAGGGGCCTCACGGCACCGCCCCGCGCGCTTCCTCGAAGGTCGCCTCAGCCGCGGCGAAACGCTCGTTCCTCGGGCCGCCGAACACCCACGGTTCGGTCCCGTTGCCGAGTAGCGCCCAGCCCGTGACCTCGCCGTCCGGCGTCATGTCCAGGGCGAGGGCGAAGCCGCGCGGGTGGAAGACCGTGGCGTTGATGAGCCAGAGCAGACCGGAGTCGCTCAGCTCCGACAGCGGGCGCGAGGTGGGGTCGGGCCTCACGAAAGCGGCCGGGTTCAGTGATCCCGACGGAGGCTCATAGCCGGCCGCCATCTCCGTCCCGATCACGTACGCGCCGGTCATCAGGCGCTCTTCGCGGCCACGAGACGGGGCTTGGCCGGCTCGACCTCGACGGCCAGGTGGGTCTGCGCGATGTACGACAGGCCGACCGAGACCAGGCCGCCCGCCAGCACCGACCACCACCAGTTCCCGGTCAGGCCGCCGACCGCCAGGATGGCGGCGAGCAGGCCGAGCATGCCCGCCAGGTTTGAGGCCAGGCCACGCGGGAACCTCGGTACCGGGATCCGGATCTCGGTCATGCTGGGCTCCTCACAGACGTAGGCGTCCGGCCGGCCGGAACATGCCGGTCGTGGACTGGATGGTGGTGTTGACCGCGCCGACCTCGATGCGCTTCACGGCCAGGTGTCGCCAGCGCTGCAGGCCGGCCAGGCCGAGCGTCGCGGCGACCAGCGGCGAGATGTCCGCAGAGGCGATCTTGCGGCCCCAGCCCCACGCCCCGTCACCCATCGGCCGGGTCTTCGCCCCGTCGATCGCGACCGTCAGCGCCTCCTGGCCAGAATGGATCAGGCCGCCCTGCCGCACGGTGTCGGTGAACGTGGCGCACGCCGCGCCGTACTGCATCGGCGTCGGCACCCACAACTGGCCGCGCTGCGGGCCCTTGCGCGCGTCCCGGTCGTCTGTTTCCTGCGGCATCCGCTCGATCCCGGCCCGCTCCATCGGCAGGATCAGCGTGCCCGCGCCCGACTTGTCGTCGAGCACCCAGCACACCGGCTTGAGCCGCTCGTGCAGCTGCAGGATCCGCGGCAGCAGCCACTCCACGCCCGGCCCGTGGTCCAAGATCCGGACGCGCGGCAGGCCGTCCTCGCTGTCGCCGACCGCAACGATCGAGGCGTAGTCACGGCTGGGCGTGATGTCCACCGCCAGGGCGACAAGGTCGCCACCCGGCACGTCCGGTTGGGCAAGCCGCGCCCACTCCTCAACCGTCGGCACGTTCGGGTCGTAACTGCCGGTGTCTTTGACGGGCCAGATCCCGAGGCGCTCCCGGGCGAAGCCCTGATCAGTCAGCGCCTGCCGCTCGGCCGCCACAAACCGCTTCGAGATGCGGATCCCGTACGCCGGGTTCGCCGCCGCCCACAGCCCCTGGTCATCCAGGTCGACCTTGTCCAGCTCCGACAGGTTGCCGGCCGCACCGAAGTCGAAGTACGCCAGGTCCGAACCGCCCTCCTCGGCGCGCTCGCGCAGCGAGAAAAGCTGAGCGCCCGTCTCGCCGTCCAGCGGCGGTGACGAGGTGTACCAGACCTGCGGATTGGGTCGGGCCGACAGCGTCGGGAGCATCGCGTCGATCTGGTCCGAGGTGACCGCATACGCCTCGTCGAGGATCACACAGTCGCCGGTGAAACCCCGGCCCGAGCCCGACGACCGGGCCACGAACCGCAACCGGGCGCCGCTCTTCAGCTCGATACCCTCGTCGCCGCGCTGCAAAGTCACCTTCGCCACACGCCGGCGCATGTCGTCGTTGTTCGTGAACAGGTCCCGAACGCGCCGGAACGCCTCGCTCGCGGTCTTCATCTCGTGCGCCGAGTGCAGGATCAACCTCTCGCCGAACAGCAGCAGCCCGGCCAGCTCGCGCGCCTCAAGAACGCTGCCCTTGCCGTTCTGACGAGACACGATCAGCGCGACCTCGAACGCCGACCAGGTGCCGTCCGGCCGCTCACCGAGCGCGTTCCGGAGGATCTCCTGCTGCCACGGGTCGAGAATCAAACCGGCCGATGCGGCCAGCTCGGCGGCCTCCTGGCCGGCCGAGGTGCCGAAGTCCGGAACGCTACTGACCCGCGGCCTTACGGCGCTGCTGGCGACGTGCAGTGAGGTCGTCAACGGGTGACTCCTCCCGCTTGTTCGGCAGTCCGTCGATCTCGGCGAGGGTCAGGCGCAACTCCCGCGCGATCGAGGCGACGTCCCGGCCGCTCGCTTCCTCCAGCTCGGACGCCAGTCGGTCACGGATCTCCTTCAGGGCCGCGTGACGAGTTCCGGTGACGTCCACGCCCGCACCTCATCCGAAAAGCCCGAGCCGAGTTCCGTTACCCTGCGTAATCAGCGCGGGGTCAAAGTTGATCTTGGTGTTGATTCGGCTACACACACAGGGGGGAC